ATTGAGTTGTGACAATGCTCAATACTGCCACCTGAGAACCTGAAGCCGTGAACGTCACCGCATCAACCAGGTAAATTTCTCCTCCGTAGAATATCGCACCCGCTGAGATATTATAACTAAGACCAGATCCTGAGTTCTTAACTCCGTAAATGATGTAAGCTGTTGTTGCACTGTAATTGGCACCTATCGCCCCAATGACAATTGCCTGAAATGCTTCGTAGTTTGCATCTTGCAAAAACTGAAGGGTTCCAGTCTTAATTTTTAACTGTGCTGAGTCTGTGATTCCTATTACGCTAAGTTTTTTCATTTTTAATATCCTATGATTGTGAATTTTATACTTGCCGGAACATAAAGGGCCGTAAATCCCTTGATTTGATTTGCTCCCATCGCTGCTAATACCAATGCTGGAACACTTATACTAAAATGGGTTAAATACATAAATGTCCAGTTTGATCCGATAGCTGCTGAAGCTGTTGTTTGGCCAACGCTGCTGCAATTTGGTTCTGTCGCTCCTACAAGGAACCCATCTTTCACCGATGCAATATTTGTGAGGTAAATATCGCTTACTCCCGGAGGTTGCCTGAACACTGTTCCAAATTCTTTGTTAAGGGCATAGGTAAGAACTAAGTTGGATCCATTGTAAAGCATTCTCTCTTGTACTCCAATGAAATTAGGCTGAATAAGCTCCCATGTTGAAGTTGTTGGTAATCCTGTATTCCCGGAAACTAAACTGACATAAACCTGACCCAGGTAAATTACCTGATCAAGATAGTTATATGTCCCTGCCGAATAGGATGGCGCAGTTGATCCAGTATAGTATGAATTGAATAGTGCATCATGAGCCCATTGTAAAGGTGCCAACAAAGCCTGCAATAAGGATTGATTATTTGTATTGCGTTTATCCGGAGGAAGGATCTCCACGATCTGAGGGACAATATTGATATCATATAGGCTCATTGTGCAATATATGTGATTGTGTCTGCAAAGGTGTTCCCTGTAGTAGTCTCCTGAGTACAATATCCAGCTACCGGCATCCATAGCCTGCTAATTTGCAGACTATTTAGAATTAGACTTATTGCACTTGCAAAGGGAGTGGCATTTGACCGGCATTTCACATTGACCAATTGAACATCATTGACGCCTGGAACATTCCTGATAACATTCTCAAGATCACTCATTTTTAAAGCTCCATCGAAATTGTTAACTGATATATTTTGCAAGAGGCCATTTATTGCAGCTGTCACATTGACCTGAATGATCGCTGAGTATTGACCCTGATAATAAACATTGGCCTGGACATAAACATAGTCCGGAGAAAGCGATACTACAGTGTAATTAACTCCAGCTGTTCCGATAAGATTAATGAATCCTTGAGCCGCTGATAATTCAGCTGTCAAAAGAGCCGTAAAAGGGTTACTCTTTGCCACTTTGATTGTAACCTGATTGGGAGTAACAGAAGAGACAGAACATCCAGTAATGATTCTTAATGTTGGATCAATGATCGGATATTGCGGAACCGTTCCAATCATTTGCAAGATCTGAGGCGTAGGACTGGAATACTGGAAATTAAACATTTGCGCTTGAATCCATAAGGAGGAGGAGGCTGCGCTTTGGCTGGCCGTGGTCTCTATGGATGTTTTTAGCACATCCATGAGCTGCTCAAGGTAAGCAGAACACGTGGCAAAGGTGAAGCAAAGCAGCTGCATGATATTGCGCTTACTCCATTTCGTAGAGTCGACGGTTATGCCTACGGCTGAAAAATTAGCAACCAACTGGCCGACTACCTGTGTTTGAATATCTGATACTGATCTTGCCATGTTATAATATTTGAGGAATGATTAAAAACTCTTGGTTCTGATCGGTTGTGGTTGCTGGAACACTTCCTGGAACTGGCTGCATATCCAGATCAGGATTTGCAGTTTCGTCATAATTATTTAAATCAGGATCATGAGAAGATCCTTTACTATCAATGAAATTGCAAACGAATTCACAGACGTAATGATAAAGATTGTCATGGTCATAATCCTGTTCCTCATGTGTGCAGTTTAGTGGACCACAGGCCGTAGGACAATACTGACTAAGTGAAGTAATAACCTTGTCTCTTAAGTCAAATATTGCAAGATCCTGTTCCATTGATCCGTCCATGTTAAAGAATTCATGCACCAGGTGAATTCTTATTCCCAGATCAGCCGATCTAAAGCCTAATCCAATGGTCTCAAATGTGGCCGGACTAATCACCTCAACAAACGCCGCCGGACGTGGCCACTCATAGCTTTTCCCGTCTTTAATATCCCTGAGTTGATTATTCCAGATTCGGGCAAATAGGTTCACATTTTGATTATCTGTATTGATGCCGGACGTGGCCACTCATAGCTTTTCCCGTCTTTAATATCCCTGAGTTGATTATTCCAGATTCGGGCAAATAGGTTCACATTTTGATTATCTGTATTGATTACGGTAATCGTAGATAGCAGGTTTAGCACATCAATAATAGGGGCTTTTATACCACTCATCGCAATAATATTTTAGTCATTTGATAGCAAAATAGAAGCCGGGTAATGATGGAAGATCCAGAAGAGAACTTCCAGGATTCTTTTATTAAAATTGGTGTTTTCAGGATCCTTTTTGCCATTGGGGCTTTTCTTATGTGTTCCATATCCTTGAAATTACTTCGTTGATTTTATCATTTTGCATTTTCGTTAGCTCAGCTGTCTGCCCAACGAATTGCCTCTTAACCATCTTATCGGTTCCTTCATTTAGATATCCAGCATAAGGCACATCCACGACCATTCTGAAACCCCCACTTGTCATTTGCGTTGTTCTTGCCATCGATGATACTGCTCTTCTTAATGTTCCGCCTCTTACTTTGTAGCCGGCACCAACCAGTATCGGGCTAGATCTTCTTTGAAGTCCTCTTGATTTTGGGTATTTGAATGCTTTTGTTCCTTCAATTCGGCGTTGAACATTTTTCCAATCAGATCCGTCAAAACCTTGTTTTTGAAAAGAACTAACAAAATAATTTTGAGCCTGATTTGATAACAGAACAAGAAGTTCACGGCGTGAACGTTCAAGATTCTTTTTTACCTGCTCAAAATTAAATTTGTCCATATTTCAAAGATAATATATATTTAGTTTAATATATCGAGTTAAAAAGAAGTGATTCACTTCTATAATTCGTAATCCAGATAATCCATTCTATCAGGGTCGATAATAAACTTGATTTGCTTTCCTTTTTTTAAAGCCTCTTTTGCCACCTTTTCAAACTCCTCTCTTCCCCAGGCGTAAATGGCTGCCTCAACATCACTTTTTTGTTCTGGATACTTTTCTAAATATTCTTTCATGGTTGAATTGATTTAATAAATTCTATACTTTCTTTATAAACATCAGGCATTACATCCTTAAACATCAGGTTCCCATTGAAGGTGTTCTCTACGCTATGAGCAAACATTTCAGCTTCTTTGGCACCGGTAATACTCATGTATTTCTTTGTATGACCACCACCATACCGACTGTTGGTTAAAGCCATTAAAGAATCATAGGTTGAGGACATCGCATTTTGAAGATCCTCCCTGGTTGTTAAGTTGTACTTCGTTAACAATTCTGACAGTTCATCTTTGTCACGACCAATATATGCAATTCTATTTATGTCCTTTAACTTTTCTTCTATTAAAAGCGGATCCTTTACAAGTTTTTTTAATTTATCGAAATGTGACTTATATTCTGGTGATACTGACTGAGTAAATTTAATCAATCCTTTTCTGTCATGAATGATATGCCCCATCTCATGGTAAAGCACTTGCTTTTGATAGTATGGGGATTCTTTCCACCTTGGACCTAAATCGATATGAATTTCAGATTTACTCGCAATTGCATATGCTCCCCTCTTGGATTCATGCACATCTATTTTGCCATTCAGTAAATCATAAACCTCATCATTTAGTTTCACACCCCACTTTTCAAATATTTCAGGTTTAAACTCATGATCAACTTCTAACGGGTTAAGCTCCTCTTCAGGTGAAGGGATCGGCAATCCAAAGTTTGTTTTTGCAAATGCCTGATCTTTTGGAGCAACTTCAAAATATGGATGATCCGGAGAAAAGATATAACCGTCTTTTCCGGGATTCATCTTAAATGTGTCACTCATCTCTCCTGTTACTGTATCGTAGATCGCCTCCTTTTCTCTCTCCGGGGTTAACGTACCTGTATCCTCCCCTTGCAAAACAACACACTCACAATTAAAATGATTTACTGGCATGACACTATTCCAGATAGGATCATCGACCTTTGCCGTTAATCCATCAAGAGGAGCGCAAATATCGCAGGCATCCCCGATCGTTGAATAGGTCAAATAAGGGAGTAGGTCTTTATTCTCCTGGATCTCATTCCATTTTCCGGCCATCTTCGCTTGTGCAATAGCTGTGTTTCTCTCAGTAAGTCCCCAGTCTTTATTCCACTTATCAAACTCAGCTGCTCCTAATGCCGAGAATTCCCGGCTGGATCTTAGATCTCCATCCTCATTAAACATCAGAGAGCCGATCTGTTTCACCTCTTGAAAGGATTTTGCAGCGCTGAACATATAAGTGTTTTCCCTTAGCTCTTGAAGCAATTCTAAGTCTTTACCTTTGAAATCAGTAAGATCTCCTCCAAAACCTTTGTATAGTCCACTCTTTAGATAATCAGCAATTGAGAAATAAAGACTCTCAGGAATATTATACTCCGATATATCACCAGCATAAATTCCATCTAAAAGCTTTTCTATTTCCTTTTTACTGTAATTCATAACCTACTTTAATACGCGTTTAACCTTATTGGAAAACGATTCATTACAATGTGCCTTTATCTGGTCTGTAGACATACCCTCAGTCTGGGCTACAACCTCAATTCCATAGACGTTAACAAGCCTTACCCATTGAGCTTTAGTTCTGGAGATATTGTTTGTTCCAAAAGCTTTTTCAAAAGCATCCTTTGTTTGGATCATTAGAGATTCATTACTAAGTAATTCCTCCTTAATCTTTTTGTAGGCTTTCCTTTGAGCCCTCTGGTTAAGCCATTTCTTAATGAGTGTGAACATTGCAGTTAGTTTTATTGTAGATTTTATCAAGTTTGTTTTGAATCGATGGAGTGAATGGAGGTGGAATAACTGGTGGAGCTGCAACAGGAATTCCAGTTTGTTCAGTGAAGTATGCTCCGTCCATTATTAGCCCTGCCAGGTTCATTTGAACCGCCTGCCCAATAACGGAATTATTGGTTTCCATGATTTCTGCATCATTCTTAAGCACTGCCGTGGTGGTGTCAGGAATAGCAAAGCCTAGGGCTCTCATATTAACCAACAGCCCATTATTAACCAGGTTGGCGATAAAGGATCCGTCTTTGGTCTGTTTATCCTCCATGGCTATTTCTGCTGGGCTTTTCTTTGTTGAGTTTCCCAATTTACCAGGAACTGAATCAATGGCATCAGCATGACCTAAAATAATCTTGCTGATTTTCTTTTCAAGTCGGGTTTCGAAATCCGCATATCCTTGATATCCCGTCCCTCCTAAATTTGATTCAATAAAGGCTATTTCATCCTCCGGATCAATTAAGGCAAAACCGGCGGATCCCATTTGTTGGATAGCTGAAAAGAATTCCGCTCTTTCTTTTTCTTCTGTCTTAGTAGTTTTCCCAACACGGTATGGTTGAGAATAAAGCTCAACAAAATCACCGTTAAAACCCAGAAGATTACGCAGAAATATTTCATAAATAGCCACTTTGTACAGCAATCCATAACCGCACGGTGATGTACCAATATCATTGTAGGTAGAAGCGTAAACATGCCATACTTTAAATGGATCTTCCGTGAATGGAGCTCCTGATATTGAGTAAGTGAAGTTGGTGACATTAAGCCGGTCCGGGGAGACATTCCATCTTTTAATTAAATCGATATTGGGAAATCCATCATCAATAACATCCCCCAGCGCAATAAGCGAATAACCAAAATATATAGAGTCAAGTCCATAATTCAAAAACTTATTAAACCATTCTTTATTTTGACTTTGACCTTTAACAGTATCCATGAATAGGTCCGTTGTCCGTTGATCAATCTTTCCTTTTACGTCAACAAACTCCCATTTTCTGAGTAGTGTCAAATCTTTACGTCTTTCAGCGCATGCGTAAACATGGCCATTATTGATCGTATCAATATAAAGCTTTTGGGCCTTTACGCGATGTGGATACCAGGCGTTTTCCATCTCATTAATTGCCTCCCTCCACGTTTGCACATCTGAACGAATTCTTTGGAGTTGTACCGGGGAGATATACCCTGCAAGATTCTTTTTAACATCTCCCTTGCTTCTGAATGGATTATGTGCTGACAGATATTCGCTTATTTGATTTGCCATCTTAATATTGATTGATTAGTTTAGAATTGCCTCCAAATCTGATTCTCCTACCTTGAGATGGGTTTCCTTGTGCTGTTTGAATCATTGGTAGCTGAGGCGTGATATCTGTTCCAGTTGCTGCAGCTTGCAGCCACCCAAGAGCTGAGTATGTCGGATAAATAACTCTATCCTTTGCAAGTATCCGGTCCTCCCTTTGGCCCATGTAATTCACCTCTCTTAATTCCGGAATATTTCGGGGAGATATCCGAATGTGGGCATGATATAGAATGATCTTTATGCATATCTCCAACAACTTCTGATCCCTTGCATCTCCAGGTAGCCAATAATCAGTATTGGATATTTCAGTATTTGCCGGAACGGAATAACTCACTCCTACTCCCCAGTACTGGGATCCTTTAATGGGATCATTAGGAGATATATTTACCACATTAGATCTTGAGGCATCATTGATTTGTAATTTTGCCTCATGGTCAAGGATCTGAGTAGTTAATTTACAGGTATAATTCGCGTTGTTCCAAAATGCCTTATCGTCAATTGCATAAACATACTGACTGTCATAAATTGGATTAGGAACAATCGATCTGTATGTCGAGTATTGAACCCCGATCAGCGACCAATGCGATTTAGTGAATGGCTCACCCTGGGTTATCGCGGTAGTGCACTGATAGATATTCCCATCTTGTAAAACCTGGGCACCAATAGCATAAGGCAAAGATCCATCGTAACCCAATGCATTGAGATATACTGTTTGTCCGGCCTTATAGGAATTAGTCTTAACAAACTGAGAAGTAACTTGAAAAGCGTTTTCTATGTCGTACTTCTGCCGAAGATAACTCTTGCATTCCTCAACTGCTGCAGTCTGTAAGCCGTCTAAAATAATCTGATTACCTCCGATAATCTGGGAGAGGTTGTCTGATTGAATTTGCTTTGCGTAGTCGCCGTAAAAAATAAAACTATCCATATTCTTACAAATTTCGTTAATATAATTTTATTTATGTTAGTTATATTGATAAAAATTTTATTGGTAATTATTCTTTGAAATATTTCTTCCAATTGTTGGCGCCGACACCCGGCCTCCACGTTGGTATTCTGCAAACTGTCTTGCAAATGCGGAACATACGATGTAGTCAAATAAGTCGCTGTAGTGTCCCACCTTTTGGAACCTTGCCCCCGTAGCCGGATCGTTAGCCATTTCTTTTAGTTTAGTACCGTCACTGGCTTCTTTGATCAGAATAAAATCGTTAATAGCCTTTTTACAGTTTTCACCAATGATAAATTCCAGCCCTCCAATATTCTTTTCAAAAACAGTGTTTATCCAGTTACCTCGCATCACAACACTGGGATTACTGGCTAATACTCGATTTGTCGGCTTATATTCCTTGAGATAGTCCATAATCAGGCGAAAAAAGTTATATCCCTTTTCGAGCTTTGTATCTTGCTTATTTGCTGTTGCATCTCCGTAAATAAAAAGACCGGATGCGTGACCAGGATAACGCCGAATAAACTCATGGCAGACCATTCTGACTGTATTGTTAGGAGTTACACCTGAAATTTCATCAATCATTAAAAGCTTATTCCCATGTATCTGAAATATTCCACATGGAAGGTATGGATTAACGTTATCATCCCAGCTGATATGTAGGGCCAAGGCTGGATCGTAAGTCGTCGGTTTGATGTGTAAATTTATCTCAAAACATTTATAGAACTCCCCTCCTGTCTTTAATTGAACATTCCAATTTCCCTCAACAAAAACCATGTATTCAAACTTTGGTAAGTTCTGTAGGTTATCAATATACTCTTGAGGCAAATGTGGATTATCAGTAATTTTAGCAGGAATATATTTCCATGTCTTAGGTAGAGTTCCGTTCTCCCACTTATCGTAAATGATCTCCTTTACCCATCCGAATGTTGGATTGCAGGTTGCAAGAATTATAGGTTTCGGTTGCTGTTTGGCGTGTTTTATCACCCATGATCCGGCCCGCTCAAATCCCTTGTTAAGTGTTTTCTGCTGACATTCATTAATCTCTTCAAAAAGAAATCCATTTACCTCAAGTCCGCGCATCCAATCTAAATTTTTGTCTTGAGCGAAATTTTCAGACTTGAAAAGGATTACTGAACCATTAGGATGGGTATATTCATAGGGGCTTTGTTTCAATTGTCCTGATGGTTCAAGAGCTCTAAATGATGGAATTGTTGTAGTCCGGATCTTCTCCATATCCTCTCTGATTACACACCATCTTGAGCGGGGGAAAACACGACATAAAACGAGGAGGGCCGACAATCCAAATACCGTCTTTCCTCCTCTGATCGCTCCACCGTACAAAATGAAGTTATACTTCTCTGATTGAAGAGCCTGCATTGCTTCAGTTTGCTTAATGGAAAGTTCAATCATATTTCAATCTCTTTATCTCCCCATTTGATTATTTGTCCAACTGTTTCTCCGTTGCTGGTAATGTCAGTCTTATCACTCAATCCAAGATCCCGCGAAATAATGTTAGGGTTTAATAGTCCAGCTGCAGCACCTTGAAACTTCTGTGTGTAAATTACCTGCTCAATATCATGAATGACCGTATTAAAATCTTTATCGATTTCACCTGATTGAGACTTGAATATTCTGAAATATGCCTCATTGCAATTCAAGTAAAAGCATAGTTGGCCCATAGTCATCGCCCTCATGATTGGAATGCTCTTTAATCTGATCTTGCCTTGATAGGCGAATGCTTCAGATTTATAAAGCGGGGTCCTTCTGCACCATTGGAAGTACTCACATGCAGCCTCCCAAAGAAGCGCGGGAGAGGCAAATAGTTTATCTCTCCCGTGCTTGCTTCTTAATTTCCAAAATTCGTTACCCTTAGGAGCTGCCATGATGTATTGTCTTGCTTCAAAGTTACATAACAAATCATAATTATATGCATTGTTAAATTTATTTTTTGATTTTATATAAACCTGGCTTTCGGAGCATTCACAACATTAGGCAATTCCGGAAGAGGAGTAATCATTCTTACCTGGTTGATTTTAAAATACTGTGGCTGTTCTCTTTCAAGGAAGTGATCATAAACCTGCGCCCAGAATTGCGTTCCCTCTGGCGTATTCTCCCATTTTATTAACCCAGTCAGGATAGCCCTTGACATGAGTTTTTCAACGTCATTCTCATTTGTCATTGATGATAAAGCCCGCTGTCTATAACCTGCAGGCAGTTCTAAAAACAACTCTTTAACTGTCTTTTCTTGAATCATGTTTCTATTTTTAATTATTAATTACGAAAATTTAAAACGTTCATTTTCTTCAATTATTGTTGTGGTGAAGGGAAATCCATCCTCTGGAATTTGTTGTATAACTTCGATTAATCCTGAAGAGGATGTAAAAATGATATGCATCTCGTTATTAAATGAAATTTGAAGGCATAAGCATTTCCCAGTTCCCTTTTCCTTAAATACTTTTGAATCTTCAATTTTAAAATGATGTACGACAATGCCCCTATTCAGTATCTTAGACATTTTTATTTTATCCCCCTCAAACTCCTTTTTATTGAGTTGAATGTTAAATTGATTAAAGCTTTTCATGGAGTAACTTTTTTATTAAATGTTTGCTATTGCAATGACTGGCCCATCCATTGTAAGATGCAATTGATTGTTTATTCTTGTTTTTTGCAATCATCCGTGCAAAGCTCTGTTTGATTCTTTTACGCATACGAATATGGGAGTGACGAAAAACATATCCCACGAAATCAATACCTCTTTGCTCTACTGGAAAAATCTGATAATTTGCCTTAAGCTCCAGATTGAGCTTAACTGATAAATAATCTCTGATATCGGCCAGTAATTGGTGTAATTCAGTCTTACTACTTGCTAAGAATACCATGTCATCAGCATAACGGAAATAATACTTAACATGCCTGTCTTCTTTCAGCCAATGATCAAAATAAGTAAGATAGAAATTTGCAAAATACTGGCTTAAGTAATTCCCGATCGGAAGACCATCAGCACTATCAATGATTTCATCTAACAGCCATAAAAGATCTGGATCCTTTATCTTTTTTCTCAATAGTTGCTTCAATATTTCATGATTAACATTGGGATAAAATTTCCGAATATCAAGTTTCAAACAATACTGAGTGCCGGCATTGTCTTTCAGTGCTTTTTTTACTGATCTAAGAGCTGCGTGAATACCCCGGCCCTTAATGCAACTATAGGTGTCAGCCGTGAACATGGAGACGAAAATTGGCTCTAAAATATTCATTACGGCATGATGTGCGATTCTGTCCGGATAGTATGGTAAACGAAAGATTAATCGTTCTTTTGGCTCAAAGATTGTAAATGTGGTATACTCAGAAGTCTTATAGCTCTTTGCCTTTAAAGACTCATGGAGCATTAAAACATTTGATTCTCGATTTAAATCATGTGAAACTACTCCAGGTTGTTTTGATTTACCTTTTCTTGCAATTGAATCTGCCAATTGAATATTCTCAATGCTGCAGACTTTTTGATATAAATTACTGATTCTTTTCATTAGCCTTTGCTTTAAAAGATCGTCTTCACCTTTTGGGAAAGGTTACCAACGCTCATTAAGGGAATGTGATTTTTTGCCGTGCTGGCAAGGTCTACGTTGCATAATCTTGCATAGGTGAGAACTGACATTCGTATTCGTGTTCGTATAGTTGTAATTCGTATTCGAAAAACTGAACCTGGAGGACACAACGGACAGCACTAAAAACGTACAACCCTAATTTTATTAAGGAATTAGGAGATAATCCTTATACAATTCTTCAAATTGTTTTGCCACATACAATGCCTTTTGTGATGTATCAGTACAAAGGCGAGAACCGACACTCGCATACGCGTACGTACAGTCGGAATACGTATACGAAAAACCGAACCCGGA